TCTGAAAAGATTCCCAAAGAAGAACTTTTACCATATTTAAAACAAGATTTAAACAACACATTAAAGATAGCACGTTTACAGTATGACCTTGCTGTAGAACAAGGCCAGTTAAACTTAATTCAATCTCAGATGAAAGCATTACATGCAACAACTGAAATGATGTTTAATGGTTTACACATTGATACAACTAAGTTTGCTGATTACACTGTAGAAGTAGCCAATAAATTTGTTGAGTGCAAATTAGACTTAGAAGAAATGTGTGCTCTTTTAAAAGGTGTTGAAGACATTAACAGCCCTAAACAATGGAGTCAGTTTTTCTTTGGTGGTACTAAAAAAATAAAAGTAAAAGAAGAAGTGGGTACATATAAAAATGGAAATACTAAATACAAACAAGTAGATAAAGAACTTGTAATTAAACCTCATATTAAATATACTCCTGATCCAGATAAAGTATCTGAAAAAACAGGACAAGTATCTGTTGATGATTCTGTTCTTACTAATATGTTAGACCATACTCATGATTCTAAGACTGTAAAACTTATTAAAAAGCTGTTGGAGTATAGAGAACTATCTAAACAATTATCTACTTATGTAAAAGGATTAGGCAATCACACTATTGGAAACTTTATTCATGGCAAACTAAACCACACAGCAACAGTAACAGGAAGACTATCATCTACAAATCCTAACCTACAAAACATAAGCAACAATCCCATTAAACAAATCTTTACTTCAAGATATGAAGGTGGTTTACTTGTTGAAGTTGATTTTAATCAATTAGAAGTAGTTGCTCTAGCTCATGTTACTAAGGACATGCGACTAATAGCAGACATAACAAGTGGTATAGATATTCATAGTGCTTTATACAACGCAATGTTTGGAAGGATGCCTACAAAAGAAGAGAGGAAACCATTTAAAGGTAGAACATTTCAACTCATTTATGGTGCAGGTGCTAAAGCTATTAGTAAACAAGCAGGTTGTAGTTTAGAAGAAGCTAAAAAGTTTATTGATGTTTTTTATACTAGGTATCCTTCAGTAGCAACTTGGCACAATAACTTTCTAAAAGATGTAGAAGCTTGTTCTACTTACTTAACAAACAAAGAGGGTTTGATTGATAAATATAGGACTTGTGTTTGGAAAACAGAAACAGGAAGAAGGTTTGTATTTACAGAATACTACAATGATGCTTCTTGGTCTTCAAGAACATACAACTTTAGTCCTACAGAATTAAAGAACTATCCTATTCAAGGGTTAGCTACAGGAGATATTGTTCCAATGATGTTGGGAGTTATCTTTGACAAATTCAAAAACAGAGAAGATGTAAAAATGGTTAACACCATCCACGATTCTCTTGTGTTTGATGTGAAGAGAGGATCAATTGTTCAATTTATTTTGGAGGTAACAGACACTTTAAAAGACACAGACAAATACTTTTACAAGGTTTTTAATACGCCGTTGGCTCTAAAGCTCAATGCAGGAGCATCGTTCGGTACAAATTGGTTTAACATGGAAGAAATGTAATATGGCAATGATGAATGGTATTGTAGAAGAGACTGCTATAAAAGAAGTATCTACTAAGTTTGGTGTAAAACCCACCTATTCTTTTAAAGTAGGAGGAGCTTGGATTAAGTGTGGGTTCAAAAATCCCAACATTGCGGTAGGTTATACGGTTGATTTTGATGCTAGTACTGGAACCTATGGACTAGAAACTAAAGCAGTGAACATCGTTAGTAAAACAACTTCTGCTCCTAGTAGTGTTCCTACTGTTGCTACTCCAACTGTATCGCCTACTAGGTCTTATAGTAGTGGTAGCTCTTATAAAGAAAAAGTGTTTCCTATTCCTGCCTTGCATGGAGATCGTGCCATTGTTAGACAAAATGCTTTGGCTAGAGCTACAGACTTGTATGTTGCTGCTCGTGGTGGAAAACCTTTTGACTTAGAAATATCTACCCTTGACCTAGTAATTTCTTTTGCTCGTAAGTTTGAAGCTTATACAGCAGGAGACATTGATCTTGCAGAGGCAATAAAAGAAGACAATGAAGAAGCAAAAGACCCAAGTTGATGAGGTTAAAAGTTGGCTTCGTAAACAAAACACAAAACAATTAAAAACTTTTTGTTTGTTTATTGGGGCCGTACTTAAAGAACGACATCAAAAAGATGAAGACAAAGCACTTAAAGAGTGGAAACAGTTAGAGATATATTTTTAAAGAAAGAAACATTATGACAACAGAAATTAAACGTGGTCCTGGTCGTCCCAAAAAGGTTGTTAAAGTAATACAGCAACCAATGAACACCTACGTAGGAGACTTGATTGCTAAACTAGAAACTACAACAACAATAGAACAACCAATGAGTCTTTTAAAAGTAAACTTGTTAGAGCTTGCTAGTTTTTATGACTACTGGAAAACCCAAATGCCTACAGCAACTACCCTCCAATTGCTTGCTTTGTTTTATAGGGTTAAAGTGTGAAGGCACTTATAGATGGTGATATCGTAGTCTATAGGGCTGCTGCTTCAGCAGAAAAAGAGGAGCAATGGGTAGCCCTAGCAAGGGCTGACCAGATGATCCAAGACATTCTTGCTGACACAGCATCCGATTGCTATAGCGTTTATCTTACAGGAGGTAGCAACTTTAGAAGGGAGCTATCAAGCGAATACAAAGCCAATAGACCAGACACTAGACCACAGCATTGGAAAGCAGTACGGGAGTTCCTAGTAACACAACACAAAGCTTTTATTTGTGAGGGGTTTGAGGCTGATGATCAGTTGGGTATAGACCAAGACAAAGAAAATGGTAACACTACTATCTGCAGCATAGACAAGGACTTGCTACAAATACCAGGAAAACACTATAACTTTGTTAAAAAAATAGCACAAGAAGTAACTCATGATCAAGGACTCAAAACTTTGTATATACAAAGCTTGGTTGGAGATAGAAGCGACAACATCTTTGGAGTTTCAGGTATTGGACCAGTTAAAGCAGAGAAAGCCCTTTCAGAACTGTTTCCAGATGAATACTACGAAGCTTGTAGAGCACTCTATAACGATGACAGTAGATACCACCTTAACATGAAACTACTTTATATCTGGCAAAAACCCAACGATAGTTGGGAACCGCCACAACCAACAACAACCTCGCGGAGCGAGGCAACAACAACACTCGTACTTCCCCCGAAAGGGGGAATTACGGAACAATAACAATGGCAAAACCAAGCAGACACAACAGCAATATTTATAAAAGCGGCTTAGAAGAAAAGTTTCAAACTGCTTGCGAAGCAAAAGGTTGGAAACTTTTATATGAAAAAGATAGGATTAAGTACGTTGTGCCTGAAAGCAACCATACTTATACACCTGACTTTACTGTTACTAAGAACGTCTACATAGAAACCAAGGGTTTATGGGCAGCAGTAGACAGAAAAAAAGCTTTGTTTATTAAAGAACAACATCCAGAAATACAAATTTTGTATGTACTTTATAGGGATCAAAAACTTTCTAAAAGAAGTAGTACTACCTACTTGGAATGGGCAAAGAAAAAAGAGTTAGAAGCCTGTGTTTTTGCAGACACAAATACTTGGACAGAATATATTAAGAAACACATATGAGTATTGAACCAAAACAAACTTTTAAAATTACCATTACTTGTCACCAACAAGATAATTTTTTAACCTCTCAACGTAAGATAGCAGGATTAGTTTTTAGTAATACTTGGTGGAACGCACTTAAATATTACCTAAGTACCCACTTAGCTTCAGAAGGTTTGCTTATTACAAAGCTGGATGTAGTAGAAATAGAACCAACAAATCTTGGAGAAAACAAATGACCTTTGTTGATCTAGAGTTACATGTTATTCAATGGGCTGAAGCTAGAAAAATAATTCCCAACTCTACCCCAGAAGCTCAATACATGAAAGCAATTTCAGAGATGGGTGAACTGGCAGATGCTTTACTCAAAAAAAACCCCAATGACATCAAAGATGCTATTGGGGATACGGTAGTCTGTTTGATCAATATGTGTGCCCTGTTGGACATCAATCTCACTGACTGCCTTGAAGTGGCATACCTGCAAATCAAAAATCGCAAGGGTAGTTTACTACCAAATGGAGTGTTTGTAAAGCAATGAAAAACTTATTGCTCGTGTTACTAATAGCAGGAATCTTGTCTACTAGCTACATGTTGGATTGGCCCTCTGAAATAGAAGCAGCACAAGATGCTGCTGCTACCTATCGTGCAAACAAAGCAGAGCAAATAGATCGAGAGACACTTGAGAAAGCAATACAAACACTGTGTGGTGAGAACGCTGGGTGGAAACTACTAGATGATGGATCAGTGCAGTGCTACACGCATAGGGGATTTAAGACCAAAAGGGTGACATTATGAATGACGATGACGACTACAACATGATTGATGAAATTATGCATTTGGTAACTATAATTTTTCTAGTGTTGATAACAATTACTTTTCTTGCTGGCGTAGCTGGCTTTATTTGGGGGATGCTATGAACGGTGCAGACTTTTACGAACACTTTAAGGATGCTCTTAAGTACCTTGGACTTGATTGGAGCCAGATGGATAAGGTTGTTGTCAGCATTGTTGATGGCAAATTCACCATGATTGCAGCAGGCAAGTCCTGCACATTGGAGTTGAAATGAACAATGAAGAAGACGAATTTAAGCGAATTGAGGCCGAGGCTTTGCGCTTGTGGGCAGCGCAAACTGACGATGACGACACGCAGATCTATTTAAAGCCTTGGATTGGGCTTACGGATGGGGAGATTGACAAAGCATGGCGCAGCGTTAATCACACAGTGCCATATGCCCAATACAGACTTGATGTTGCCCGAGCAATTGAAAAAACTTTAAAAGAGAAGAACGCATGACTAAGCAACAGCTACTCAAACTATTAAAGCTGCTCTCAGCAATAGAAAGCGCAATGTCAATCAACAAGGCGCAACTGCCC